AGAAAGTCCTGATGGGCGAGCATCGCGGGCGTCTTCAGTCGATGCTGGAACAGGCCAAGGTCGCCTATCGCGAAGCCCACGATGCCGGTGACGCCAATGGCATGGTGGTGGCGCAGGAAGCCATTGCTTCGGCCATCGCCAAGATGGAACGCGCTGCGGCACAGCAGCCGATGCAGCTTCGCAAGGAAGACGAGAGCATCTTCAATCGTCCGGCACCGGAGCCGCAGCAGCCACAACCAGACCCGGCGGCGGTGAAATGGGCAGAGAAGAATACGTGGTTCGGTCGCGATGATGCGATGACCGGCTACGCGCTTGGCTATCACAAGCAACTGGTTGAGCGGGACGGCATCATGCCCGATCAGCCGGAATATTACACCAAGCTGAACGAGGAGATGCGGCGGCGCTTTCCGGATCGCTTCCGCTCAAACCGTTCCAACGGTGGACTGCCGGAACGCAGATCGTCTCCCCCGGTGGGAGCGGTGTCGCGCACCGGAAACGGCGCTCCGCGCAGAGTACAGATCACGGAGAGCCAAGCCCGTCTTGCTCGCAGACTTGGATTGACCGTCGAGCAATACGCACAACAGCTTGTCGCAGAACAGGATCAGAGAGATGGCCGAAGCTTCACGCACACTTAGAGACAAAGAAACCCGTGAGGCAGAGAAGAGAGAGCAATCTTGGAAGCCGTCGTCACTGCTTCCTGTACCGTTGCCGCAACCCGGCTACGCATTCCGCTGGATCAGAACCAGCAGCTTCGGGACACCGGACAACAAGAACGTGTCGTCCCGCATCAGGGAAGGATGGGAGCCGGTCAAGGCAGCGGACCATCCTGAACTCCAGATCATGTCCGACAGGGACAGCCGCTTCCCCGATGGGGTGGAGGTTGGAGGATTGCTGCTTTGCAAGACAGCCGTCGAGAATGTGACCGCCCGTACGAAATATTACGAGAAGCGCGCCGCAGACCAGATGTCCTCGGTAGATAACAACTATCTCCGCGAAAATGACCCGCGCATGCCGCTCCTTAGACCGGAGCGCAAGTCGCGCACCACATTCGGCTCTGGCGAGTAACCTCGCTTAACCCTCCCCCACAAACCAATAGGAGAGAAGAGATGGCAGCAGTTGCCGCTCCCTATGGCTTGCGGCCCGTCAATATGCAGGGCGGTCAGTACATGTCACACGGAGATCGTCTGATGAAGATCAGCGGCGGCTACGCCACGTCGATCTTCTGTGGCGATCTCGTCAAACTGGTCGCTGGCTTTATTGAAAAAGAAACAGCCACTACCGGCACCAAGCCGGTCGGTGTCTTCTGGGGCTGCGAGTACGAAGACACGTCGATGGGTCTGTTCCATCGGAACTTCTGGACCGCTGGTACGGTCATCAAACCCAACTCCTCCGCATGGGCTTACGTCTATGACGACCCTGATCTCCTGTTTGAGATACAGGCCAACGGTCCCGTGACGCAGGCGCAACTGGGTCTGAACGCCAACCTTGTCCAGACCGCAGGCTCACTGACCACCGGCAGATCGGCTGTTGCTTTGGCGACCGCTGGTATTGCCGCCACCGCCACCTTCCCCGTCAGGATCGTGGATTTTGTCCGTCGCCCCGGCAGTGCGGTGGGTGATGCGTTCACGGACTGCATTGTCCGTCTGAACACGCACCTCAACCGTGACCCGGCAGCTTAAGAAAGGAGTTGAGAAATGGCTATCACTCGCGCTCAACTCTTCAAAGAGTTGCTGCCCGGTCTGAACAAACTGTTTGGGCTGGAGTACGCGAAGTACGAGAACGAGCACACCATGGTCTACACGACCGAAAACAGTGACCGCTCGTTTGAGGAAGAGCAGAAACTCTCCGGTTTCGGAACTGCTCCGGTGAAGATGGAAGGTGCCGCCATTGCGTATGACAATGCGCAGGAAGCATGGACCGCCCGCTACACCCACGAAACCATCGCCATGGGATTTGCGATCACCGAGGAGGCCATTGAGGACAACCTCTATGACCAGCTTTCGGCCCGCTACACCAAGGCGCTGGCACGCTCCATGGCCTACACCAAACAGGTCAAGGCTGCGGCTACCCTCAACAATGGCTTCAACACCAACTTTACGGGTGGTGATGGCAAGCCGTTGCTGGCTCCCGACCATCCGCTGGTTGCGGGTGGCGTCAACTCGAATGTCGCTGCGGTCGCAACGGACCTCAACGAGACGGCACTGGAAAATGCGGTGATCGACATCGCGGCATGGACCGATGAACGTGGGCTTCTCATCGCCGCAAGGCCAAGGAAGCTGATCATCGCTCCCGGCAACCAGTTCGTCGCCACCCGTCTGTTGCAGACGGAGCAGCGTCCCGGCACGGCAGACAATGATGTCAACGCGCTGAAGTCCAACGGGGCCATTCCCGAAGGCTACGGCGTCATGCATTACCTGACCGATCCGGACGCATGGTTCCTGACCACCGATATCCCGAACGGCCTCAAGCACTTCGTCAGAGCGCCACTGAAGACCGGCATGGATACCGACTTCGATACCGGGAACTACCGTTACAAGAGCCGCGAACGCTACAGCTTCGGCTGGAGCGATCCGCTGGCGATTTACGGCTCGCCGGGAGCGTAATCTCCTCCCTCGCTCTCGGCTAATTGGAAGGGCCGGTTACTCCCCCGGCCCTTTCTTTCACCCCGCCCTCCACCTTCTTGTGAAAGGTAACCACCCCATGGGACGCACCACATTTTCTGGTCCCGTCGTTTCAACGGCAGGCTTCATCGGCAACATCTCTTCTGCGGAAGCTGGCGGAACCGTCAAGCTTCCGATCTATGCCAAGGCATCGGTGCCTTCGGCAACCACCAATACCGGTGCGCTCATCTATGTCAGTGACGCCGCGACCGGCGCTTGCCCATGCTTCTCCAACGGCACCAACTGGCTGCGTGTGGATACCAGCGCCGTCCTGTCGTAGGAGGGAGCGATGGCCGATCTCTGGTCTAATCCGGTCAAGGCGTTCAAGGATGTCGTGAAGAGCGACACACCCAACATGGGTGGATGCCGTGGCATCTGGGTTGGCGGCACCGGAACAGTCGTGGCTATCGACCGTGACGGCACCACCGTCACCTTCTCGGCTGTTCCGGCTGGCACGCTGCTGCCGATCTCTCCCCGCGCTATCAAGGTCGCCTCGACGGCAACCGGACTGGTGGCAATGTATTGAGGGTCTATCGGATCGAACACCGTGACACCGGCAAGGGTCCATGGTCGCTGACCGGCACCGTCCAGCTTTATGATGCGGTTAGTGGTCACGATCCTCTCGACAAGAGGCCAACCGGTCCACAGGACGAAGGTGGCCCCTTCTATGAGCGGTTCAAGGAAGAGGGCGGCATCTTCGGCTTCCTCTCCATTTCACAACTCTTGGACTGGTTCCCGTCGCCAGCCGGTCGTGAAGCGATGAAGGGACAGGGTTACATTGTCGCCGTCTACCGGGTGCCGTTTGTCAGCGTCAACAAGGGACGAAACTCGGTCGTCTTTCCGCAGGACAAAGCGGTTCGGGTCACGGTCCTGAACCTGATGACCATGGAGGAAGAAAGCGATGCCTCTGAAAAAGGGCAAGTCGAAGGAAACCATCGGCAAGAACATCAAGGAAATGAGGAAGGCGGGCTATCCGCAGAAGCAGGCGGTCGCCGCATCCCTCAGTCAGGCCCGCAGGAGCGGCGCTAAAATCCCGGCCAAAAAGGGTAAGAAGTGACCACATCCGGCGTTGCCACCTTCAATCCGGACATCATCGACCTGATTGAAGAAGCCTATGAAATGGTGGGGATCGAAGTGCGCGGCGGCTATGACCTAAAGACTGCCCGCCGCTCACTCGATTTGCTGATGCGTGAATGGGGCAATCGCGGCCTCAACATGTGGACGCTGACACAGTTCAGCGTGCCGATGACCATGGGCAACGATACGGTCGAACTGCCCGCCGAAACCATCGACTTGCTGGATGCAGCATGGCGCACCGGCACCGGCCTTGAGCAGAACGACCAGACGATGACGCGGCTGGGTGGGGCACAGTGGGCCGGAATGGCCAACAAGAATGAAACCGGCACCCCGTCGCAATACTATGTGCATCGCACCTATCCGCCGAAGCTGCGCATCTGGCCGACACCCACGGAGGACGGAACCTTCATCTGCTGGGGCATTCGCACCATTCAGGATGCCGGGAACTACACCAACACGGTGGATATCCCGCCACGCTTTCTCCCGGCACTGGTTTCGGGACTGGCCTATTTCCTTGCGATGAAGTCTCCGAACGCAACGGATCGCATCCCCATGCTGCAAGCGGAGTATGAGCGCCAGTACATGCTGGCTGCGGAGGAGGATCGCGACCGCGCCTCCTTCTTCATGGTTCCCGACATGTCGAGTTACAACCGATGAAGCCGGTTCCCGGCATTTGTGACCGCTGCGGCCTGCGTTTCAAACTGTCCCATCTGAGAGATGAGTACCTTCTCGGTCGCCCGACCGGGCTGAAGGTATGCAAGTCCTGCTACGACGAGAGCCATCCGCAACTCGACACACGCGGCGTCAAGACTTCCGACAAGCAGACCGTCAAGGGTTCGCGTTCCGATAAAGCGGAACTGGCAGAGAGCCGCAGGCTGTACGGCTGGAACCCTGTCGGTCACGAGACAACCAACATCCTGCTCACGGATGTCGGGCGGGTCACGGTGAGGATTACATGAACTGGGGTCAGATACAGGCTGTCGTCAAACAGTATCTGGAGAACGAAGAGCCGTCCTTTCTCGCCAACATTCCGCTGCATGCCCGCCTTGCCGAAGAGGATATCTATCGCAAGGTGCAGCTTCCGATGACCAAGGAGACAGCGACCTCGACGCTGGTTATCGGTGACCGTTTCCTGTCGGTGCCGGAGGACTACGTGTCCGCGTATTCGCTGGCAGTTATTACGCCGACTTACGATTACCTGTTGCCCAAGGACGAAGCGTTCCTCAATGAAGCCTACCCGGACCCCACTCAGGTAGGAAAGCCGCGCTTCTACGCTGTCCGCAACGAGACGGACCTGTTGCTCGCCCCAACACCGGGGGAGAACTACGAAGTCGAGATGCACTACTTCAAGAAGCCGCCGTCGATCAGCCTCAACAATGATCCCGACAATACCAACTGGCTGTCAGAGAACGGCGAGAACGCGCTGATCTTCGGCATCATCATGCATGGCTACATCTACGAGAAGGGCGATCAGGATGTGATCCAAGCCTACGGCAAGCAGTTCGAAGTGGCGATCACCGATCTCAAGCTGATTGTCGAGGGACGCCAGCGCAAGGATACCTACCGGATGCCTGACCAGAGGATGCCGACATGAGCATTGGGCAAGAAGCTGGGGCCAGCGTTGGCAGTGTCACCGTGGTCACCACCATGGATGGCGGGCATCCAGCGGAGTTCTTCGCGCAGAGGATTGTCGAGCGGCTGATCCAGATCGCGGACACGGCACCGGAGCCGATCAGGGCGCAGGCTATGGAGTACAGGGAACGCATGTATGCGGTTGTTCTGGATGGGGTCAAACGCGCCATCGCCTCAGACCGCGCTTACTTCTTGACCGGAAAGGAAAGGTGAGATGGCGATTACCCAAGCAGTGGCGACAACCTTCAAGCAGGAACTGATGCAGGGGTTGCACAACTTCAACACAGCGGGCGGCAACTCCTTCAAGATCGCGCTCTACACCAGCGCGGCGACATTGGACAGTTCGACCACGACCTATACGGCGAGCAATGAGGTTTCCGGAACCGGCTATACGGCGGGCGGCAACACGCTGACCAATGTGTCGCCAGTCGTCTCCGGCACCACGGCCTACACGGACTTCAACGACAGTACGTGGACAACCGCCACCATCACTGCCAGAGGGGCGATGATCTACAACTCCACCAATGGCAACAGGACTGCGGTCATTCTGGACTTCGGCTCCGACAAAGCCAGTTCTGCGGGAGACTTCACCATCATCTTCCCGGCACCGGCAGCAGCGACGGCGATCATCAGGATTGCGTAGATGGGCGTCGAAAGCGGCGATCTGTTCTCAAGCCTGAACGAAGCGTGGCCTCTGGGATCAGACCAGAAACAGTTTGGCGACGACCACTTCCGCAACATCAAGCACATCCTGAAGTACACCTTCAGCGACACCACGACTTCCTTCACCATCACCAAGGGTACGTCCACCTTCACCTTCGAAAGCGACGGTAACATCACCACCAACAGCGGCCTGTCCTACAACGCCACCAACGGCCAGATGGTGGTGACGTGGAAGACAGGCGGTTATGGGACCGGCGGCTACAAGATCATTGATCAGGGAACCGGTCAGTCGCTGGTCTTCCAGACCGTCGCAGGCTCGACGCTCTACATCACCAACGGGGCCGGTTCGCCAGCCGGGTTCACCGCTGAATTCTTCAACAGCCCATACAATGGAGCCGTCAAGCTTCAGACAAGCGGCACCGGCATGTCACTGGCTGGTGACCTGACGGTCACGGGCAGCGTCATCGCGAACACCAATGCGGCTGGCGGCACCGGCACTGAATTCGTCATCAACGATACGCAGGCATTGAGTGCAGACAATGCGTCCATGTTCGCATGGAAGCGTGGTGGAACGCCACGCTGGCGGATGTTCCTGAACTCTGGTGAAAGCGGCAGCAACAGTGGTTCCAAGTGGACCGTTTCCCGTTATGCGGACAATGGCGCATGGCTTGGCAATCCATTCGAAATAGACCGCTCTAACGGTTCCGCCAAGTTCGCTGGTGCGCTTGATGTCATGGGTATTCTGAGCGCGCCAAACGGCATTACAGCTACAGGTGCCAACTTAACTTCCAGCGCCATATACACCTTGGCTGCGACATCGGCCAATGCGTGGTTTCGCCTGCCGCATGGTACGGCTCCATCCGTTCCGGCAAATGGCGACATGTGGACGACGACCGCAGGGCTGTATGCCCACATCAATGGCGGGACCGTAGGGCCGATTGGGGCGGCACCCGATCTTTCCGGTTATGCGCCGCTTGCCAGCCCTGCTCTCACCGGCAATCCGACTGCACCGACACCAAGTCCCGGTGACAACGATACCTCCATCGCCACAACGGCTTTCGTGACACAGATGATCGCGGACGCACCGGGAGGCGATGTCATCGGTCCTGCCGGTGCGACGGACAATACTGTCCCTCGCTTCGATGGTGTGACCGGCAAGATCATTCAGGGTAGCACCCTGTCCATCGAAGACAGCAATGGACGGTTCGCCTTCGTCAATGGTGGGCAAACAGTCATCGCACGCGATACGTCAGTTGCCAGCACCGGCACCTTCGTCATTCGGGCAGACCCGCCGCATGGTCAGACGGTGCAGATATCACCGCGCCACGACAGTATTGGCAGCGCAACGTTTACCGGCAGCGGCCTGTATACGTTCGACAATGCGGTCTACATCGGCAACGCCTCAGTCCTCAATACGGTTGGCCTTTTCAATTCGACCAGTGGCACTACTCGCGGGATGAAGATCGATACCGGTCTGCTCAATCTGCCGCACACTGCCGCACCTTCCTCCCCCACCAATGGCGATGTGTGGACAACGGCGACCGGAATGTACGCCCGTATCAATGGCGCAACCGTTGGGCCAATCGGTGCCGCGCCCGATCTGTCCAACTACTACACCAAGACAGAGAGCAACACGAACTTCGTTGATGCCGCTGGCGACACGATGACCGGAGGATTGGTCATGAAGCCGACGACTGGATCGGCGTCGATAGTTTTGGATAAGTCTGCTGATTATGAAAAGAACAGTATCACTGGAAAGAAAGCAACACTTGATCGATGGGTTATGTATTTAGGTAATAACGCTACTGAAACTGGATCAAATGCAGGCTCTAACTTTGACTTACAGTATTGTGACGATGGTGGATACACCGCTGGTTCAGTTTTAACTTTTAATCGCAATACAGGGTTGGGCACTGTTAGTGGTGATCCTACATCTCCTCAAGGGATAGCTACAAAATCATACGTTGATACGCTTATAAATGTTGTTTCTGTTGCTAAAGCAACCATTAACGATAGTGCTCCCAGTTCCCCGCAGCACGGGCAACTGTGGTGGAACTCGTTTGATGGCAACCTTTACATTTACTACAATGACGGTTCGTCCTCGCAGTGGGTCCAGATCAATACGGTAGGAGCGTGATGGGGTACAATTTCCCGACCTCGCCCGCTAATGGTCATGTCCATTGGGCTGGTGGCGGCTGGCCTACCTACGTTTACAGTTCCGCCAAAGGCACATGGACCAGACGGGCCGGTACGGCATCTCGAAAGAACCTCCTGTTCAACCCATGCTTCCTGATCAATGACCAGAACGGTTTGACGGATGGGTCGAACGTCGCTGGCCTGATCATGGCGGAAGGCTATTACGCCACCTACACCAGCGATGTCGGGGTCTATCGTGGTCAGCGTCTGGCTATTACGACACCGGACGGTTCCAAATACAGGCTGCGGCTGTCGATCACGACCGCCGATGCGACGCTCGGTTCCGGAGAGTGGCTGACATTCTACCACTATCTGGAAGGTCTTAGGATGACGGACCTTTTCTACGGAACCACCAATGCGAAATGGAGCGTGTTGCGGTTCGGATGGAAAGCCCCGGCTGGAACCTACAATGTCGCCATCAGGAACTTCGGTTCCACGCGGTCCTATGTGTATCCGTTCACCATCTCGGCGGCACAGGCGAATACCGATACGGTGCAAGTCTGTGTCGTTCCGCCCTGCACCGATGGGGCTTGGGTGACTGACAATACCAGATGGGGGTTCATCCACTGGATTGCCTGCAACGCCAGCTTCACGTCCAGCACCTATCAATGGCTTTCCGGAAATTATGCCGGGGCCAGCACGCTGACCAACACGTTCTATCAGACGGTCGGCAACACCGTGGAACTGTTCGATGTCGGCTGGTATGTGGACCCCAACATCACCGGCTTGGCCCCACCATTCGAGCCAACGCACATTGAGGACGACCAGCAGGACTGCCTGCGCTACTGGTACAGGTGCTTCCGCATGGATGGGGTCGTCAACACCACGTCGCAAGGCATCGCTTGGGCCTCGCATTATGTCCCGATGCGAGTGGCTCCAACTGCTGCATTGGTTGGCTCTCTGAGAACCCATGACATCTCTGTCGCGCCAAATGCCAGTTCGGTGACCAACTACCAGAACCATGCCGACAGCACGGCACTGACCATCGGTCAGGCTGGCGCGACATACACGATTGGACGACCGTTCCGGACCTTGGTCGATACTCAGACCGCCAATTACATCTCGATGAATGCGAGGCCATAATGGCGATCAACTTCCCGTCCTCGCCCACACAAGGACAGGTTTTCAACGCTGTTCCCGGCACATCGTTTGTCTACAGCAATGGACTTTGGACCAAGGCACCGCTGACTACGGCACTGCCGAAGAACTACATCGTCAATCCCGCCTTTCAGGTCAGCCAGCCATTCGGGACAACGGCGACCACCGGAGGGAATGCCGCTTATATTTCGGAGAACTGGAAAGTCTCCGCCACCACGACAGGCGCGGTAACTGGACAGCAAGTCGCTGTCGTAACTCCTTATGGTTCTCCTAACCGCCTGCGCTTCACGATCAACAACGTTGCCGGTTCTCCGATTGGTACGCGGAATGTCTGGGTTTTCTGTCCGATAGAGGGTGTTCGCATAGCCGATTTGATGTTCGGGACAGCCAGCGCAAAGCAGATCGTCGTGCGTTTCGGCTTCAAGGCATCCGTTGTCGGGTCCACTGGCGTTGAGTTCACTGTCCGTACTCCAGCCGGATACGGGTATCGAACATCGACAGGAGCAAACACTGCTAACACGGACGCCTATTGCACGCTTGTCATACCCGGTGCCACGGGTGGCACATGGGCAAATGACAATTCGGCAGCAATGGAGCTTTGCTTCTCGTTTGTATGGGGCAGTGGAAATAGCGGCGGGACCACCAATAGCTGGACGACCGGCGTAGCGGATGGTGGCGCGGCTGGCGCAGCGCAGTTCTTTACTGTTGGCGATACGTTGGAAATCTTCGACTTCGGCCTCTACGCCGATCCCTACAAGACCGGTGTTGCGCCGCCGTTTGCGCTTCCGGAAATCACAGCGGAAACCAAACGCTGCCAGCGGTACTGGTACAGGGCATATGGACTGCATGGCGGCGTGGCGAGCGGCACCGCTGTGTCACGCAGTGGGATGCGGCATCCGGTGCCGATGCGGCTTGCGCCAACCGCAACCGCAGCGGGTTCTGTTCGGTTCTACGATGGCACAACGACAGCCCTCTTCTCGTCCATCTCTGCCAATACCAGCAACTACTGGGCTGCGGAACTCGACATCACGACAGGGGGAACCTTTGCCACGGGCGGCAAGCAGGCATGCATGTACTACCAGACGGAAGCCGACTACATCGCCATGAATGCGAGGATGTGATGGCAATCAACTTCCCATCCTCCCCTACCGATGGCCAGAAGTTCACCAGCGGCACGGTGGTCTACACATACAGCACCACGACAGGGACTTGGACGGCGGCATCGTTGGGTACTGCTTTGCCGTTCAACTACATCATCAACCCGTCGATGCAAATCAGCCAGCAGAATGGCGACAATCTTGGCCTCACTCCACCTTACTATATGGCTGATCAGTGGGGGTATTTTGCCAATGCATCGCGGCCTATTACTGTAAATCGTAGAGCCTATGCCGCCAGTTCATCCAGATACGCATTGGAATATAACGCTTCTGACAGCGTTGCTGTTGTTGCTGCTGACTATCAGATGATCGACCACCGCATTGAGGGCAGCCGTGCCGCCCCATTCAAATGGGGAAC